CATAAAAAAATAGGGGATGTAAAACACCCCCTATTAGATTCATAACCCTATTGAATTTATGAAGGGTCTCTTTGAGTTGACTCAGAGGCAGTAGCACTCGACATACCTGCAAATGGATTTGTGTCAGTACCACCATCAACGAATGAAGGCATACGGAGTTCGTTTGCAGTTAGTGTAAGTGTATATCCGTTCAAATCACCCATAGCAGTACCAGTAACCGCAGTACCACCAGTAACATCAGCACCATTCTCAGCACCAACCATTAAGAATTTATCATCGAATGTTTGTACAATAACGTGAGGGCGACCATACGCCATCAACTTCAATTCTTTGTTATCCTCTTTAGTCAGTTTGAATAAGGTCATATTTACGACTTGCTCGAAGAATGTAGTTCCGTTCTCAAGAGAAGACGTAATGTTAGTTTCAAGGGAAGAATTACCTTTGACATCGTAAGAGTGGTAAGTGAAAGTTCCATCCATATCAGTGATTTCATCGCTACTACCAAATGTTAGCGAACCTAAATCACCAAAGTCAACGAAGTGAATTTTCTTAATACCACCAACGGCATCTTTACAAGGTCTTAATCTTCCGCCAGTTAAATCACAAGCCATATTATAAGTATTAAAAAGGGGGTGGGTTTATCACCCCCATATTAGACGATTAATTATTAGGTGTAAAGAACGATGTCAGAACCGATACCATATTGGACACCAGCAGTGAATCGCATTACGATACGAACATTTTGACTTCCGTCAAGGTCAGCCATATCAATAACTTTAACCTCGTTGTGGTCAGCTAATAGACCAGTACCAAAGTACAAGTTAGATGTTTCCGCAGCTACAGCATCATTATCAGCAAGACCGTTAGCAACGAACAAAGGAATACCTTGAAAGTTCATTTCAGTCTTACCAACGTGATACAAGTCACGATATCCTAAAGCAGCTTGTGCAGATACATAAGCCTTAGCGATGTTTGAAGAAACGTAGACTTTCAAATCTTCTTTTCCGTAAACAGCAGAAGGAATTGCATCAACGATTTTCCCAAGCTCAGCGATTACGTTAGAAGAAGTAACAGTAGTACCTGTAACATCTACAACGTCAGAATCAGCAGCTAACAAAGTAGCAAGACCGTCAAACTCACCAGCAGTAGCGTCAGTACCTTGCCAGATGTTTTGCTCAGTTTGCTCTGCAACTTTAGCAGCAACGTGACCGATTAGGAAATCAGCGAATTTAGGAGGTAGGTTGTCATAGGCAGAATAACCCATTTGAACAGCTTCCCAGTCAGAACGAAAATCCTTCTTACAAAGCTCAAGGTTTACTTGAAACTCTTCAGGTTGGAGAATACGCTCTGTCAAAGTCAAAGAACCAGCATCAGTAAAATCACAAGAAGCGTTTCCAATAAGACCGCTTGTCGCAACTTTCTTTACAACTTCTTTGTACTTTACATTAGGCTTTACAGTAATACCGCCATTTGCGATTGTATTACCGCTTAATAGAGCAGCAGAGATGTACTTTCCAGCAAACTCTCCTGCATATGTAGTAGTAATTGATGGAGTTGGCATAATTTAATTTAATTTAGTTTATTTTGGACATTACTCGGTCAAGTGTCGAAAGAGGGCGATTTTGACCGAACTTAAAGCCCTCGTTTTTTTCTTGTTTTTCTTCTGGATTGTGCGCAAGAGGCTCAACTGCTGGTTCAGCAGATAGCTTCTCAATTTGTGCACTCAATTCAGCTTTTTCTTGCTCGTAAGATTCCATTTCCTTACCCATTTCACCTTTCATTGACTCAATCATATCTTTGAGTTCAGCGATTTTAGAATCGAATTCGGATTTAGAAACATATTTTTCTTCTTCTAACTCTTCTTCTTCTTCAACTTCTTCTTCAGTTTCCTCAGCTTCTTTTTCAGCTTCGTCTTCTTCAGCGAGTTCTTGCTCAGTAGATTCGTCAGATAGTTCTGTAGCTTCTTCAGCTACTTCGTCTTCAGACAATACAACTTCTTCCTTGACTTCAACTTCAGGAGCAACTTCTTCAGCAGATACTTCTACGTTTTCTACTTCTTCTTTTACCTCTTCGGAATTAATCATAGAAAGTTTCTGCATAATGTCTTTTAAAATAAGAGTTGCTTTACCTTCCATAATAAAAATTTAACTTTAAAGTATATAATAATAACTAATAATAATTCCTCTGTTAGATTTTGCCTACACCTTGAGCTCTTAATGTTCCATCGCAGCACTTGCGTGAGTAGGTTCTACCATTTTTGCAGAGACAACCACGTTTTGAATTGCGTGGAGATGTTCTGCTTGGTGTTTCTTCTGTTCTTTTCATTTCTTACTGCTTTTAGGGTGTTTCTTTGGTAATAGGTCGTAATCTGTTGTGTATTTGGCGTTTTGAGGTCTGCCGTTCTTCAGTAGGTATATATAAGCGTTTACTCTCGCTTGTGCCCACTGCTCAGCAGACTTTACCATTGGACTGTGTGATGTTTGAAATGCGCCAACACCACGCTGATATACAGATTTAAGTTGACCTACAGTTGTTCCGTAACCGAGTTTAGATTTATACTTCTCGTTAAAGTCACTTGCTTTCTTCTGTAATGACTTTAGCACTCTGGCTGGAACAGATACTCCCCTTCCCTTCCCAGCAGCTCCTTTTGGATTGCGTTTGCTACCTCTCTTTGGAGCAGGGTTTTTAGTATTGGAATTTGGTGCTTTCGGGCTTCTAATAATTCTTCCTTTGTCATCGTACTTTGCTAATTTATGTTCTTTGCAAGGCATATACCAAGTTTCACCATCTACATCGTGCTCGTGATAACCATCACAACCAATATCCTTTGCAATTTTCAATGCTTCTTCTTTTGTGTCGTAGGCGAGTCTTCCGTCAATCTCTTTAGATGATAAATCTAATTTAGACTCCTGAGAGTTTATCTCGTCAAGTTTAGTTTCTGCCCAACGGATTCCTTCTTCGCCTCCCCAAGCATCCCATAGAAGACCACCACAACCTTTATTGTACGGCTCGTCTTTCTTTTTCTCAAATCTATTATAAGATGCCATCTCTGATATCAAACAACGAGATAATGGCTTACCATCAGCTAATAGTTTGGCGAATTGCCAAGCTTGAGGCGTTCCACATCTTGGTTTATTACTATCATAGTATGCAAGAGCTTGTTTAGCGTTCTTTCTCGCAGCAGATGGGTAATCTTTGTATGTTTTGTCATACAAGCCAAGTTCAAGCTCCTCAGATAGCTCGTGACAGTCGCAATTAAGCTCTAATTCGCCTAATTCACGCAGTTTAGACCTACTCCAAGCCAATCCTGCCTTACCACCCCATAGAAGGTATGAAATTGTACCACAAGCCTTAGAATCACTTGGGTCATAGTATTCGGCAGCTCTTGATAAGTAAGAATACATCCTCTTTATCGTGGACACACTGAGTTTTTCACCCCTACTGAGCTGCTGTGCTCTTACTTTCCCCACAGAGGTGGCGCACTTATTATTTACCTTCTTATTTAGTTCAATACCACGCTTTGCGTTGTTTCTAACGCCACTTCCATAGTCTCCGTATGTAGCTAATTCGTATTTATCGCCAAGAATTACGTTAGCAACCTCTAATAGTATTTGCTTAGCTTCGTTCTCTTCTTCTAAGTTAGCTATTTGAGACATAGCAACCTCATCAGTGAAGTAACCTTCAATAGAAAAGCCTTTTACTTTACCAGACTTAACATAGTCATCCCAAACCTCTTCATTGTTAACCTTCATAGACACCATCCAAGTACCTACAGGCATATCTAAACCGTATTTACGGCTCTTGTCGTGCACTTTATCCTCTACAATCCACGATTCTACCACAGACAAGCCGTTAAGCTCTGCTTGGTGCTCTAAAGTGCTTTTATTTTGATTACCACGCATCAAAAATAGCTCTGACGCTTTGCGTACAGTGTCTTCTGAGAAGTAAATGTAGTATTCATCCTCGCCATTACGTCTGTAGATGTTCTTATTAGGGATTAGTGCTGCACCCATAAGAATCTTCTTCTCTTTATCTACTTCGGCAAGCTTTACTTCTTTCTCTTCGGATAGGGCGATAAAATGCTCTTCTATCGCTGGTTTCTCTACTATTGAAATGGCATCTATGCCAGAGAACAATCCTTCTTCGTCTATAAAAAGTTCTATAATTCTCATACTATTAAATTAACCGAATGATGCGGTGTTTGTTATGTTTCTATCAAGTTCTTGTTGTGTGGATATATCTTTACCTACTACAAACGCTTTTACTGGCTTGGCTTGTTGACCTGCAACAGATTCAGCTAACTGAGATGTCTGAGATGCGCCAACAACATTAAAGTCTGGTGCTTGAATTTGCACACCTCCACCGCCTCCACTACCTGCTCCACCTCCAGCACCGATAGAGCTCTTATACTTTTGACGAGCTATATTTGCTACATTGGCAAGTCCTGCTGCCAATGCTACACCTTGAGCTATTTGAGCTCTAATCGTAGATGAAGGGTCTCCGATAATCAACTGAGAACCAAACGCAAGTATTCCAGATTGATATGTGTCCATAAGAGCACGACCAATCTTAGCTGCTTTATCAATCTTAAACTGTTTTCTTGCAATCTTATCCTTATCTTTCTCC